TAGCAGTTTTTTTATTCTTCATAAAAGTATTCCTTATAGAATATGAATGTTGCGATACTTGCGAATCCTGCAATTGACCATGCTGTAGTGAAGTACAGCAATGGCATAAGAACAATCGCTAAGACTGTGAAGCATAGTACTGCTACTAGGTAGCTTTTATAAATGTTGCTCATTTAATATCCTCCTAATACCATTTTTTATGCTTTCTGATCAAATACTCTTCCAATTTAGAAATATTAATCAGAGTGCCTGTTGGTGAATAATCAATGTATAAATTTTCTACACCTAAATTATCTTTGCGGTAATATTTCAACCAGTTGTATACTGTACTTCTACATACTCCAAACAATTGATGGATTTGTGTAGGCGTTGCGTATAACTTTTTCACAAATTTTTCTTCGCCTCGATATGTGTTTTCTGGTGTTGGTGGTATTATGATTTTTGGCATCTCTATCACTCCTTTAGATAAATGTTAAAGTTTGTTATTATTCGCCCTGTATTGAAGTTCTCTATCTAATGCATAGAAAACTTTGTTTATTTCTAAGTAGCTGTAATCACTTTTTTTAATAAGCTCTAATATTTCCGCTCCTAAGTTACGTTCCTTTTCCGTTAAATAGGATGAAGAAGCATCAGCTTTGCTAGAAACTTGTGGGACGCCTATACGCAATCCTTCTGATCTTGTGTTCATTTGTTTATGCTCCTTTCGTGTATAATGTTGTTATCAACCTAAGGAGGTGATAAGTATGAAAGCTTGTTTATATCTTTCTAATGATAAATTTGTTGAAATCGATAATTTAGAAAAAGTGATAAAGTCAGGTCATCGCGGAACTGTTGAAATATCAAAAGAAAAAATTAAAAGTTCCTTGTTCACTAATGGCTCATATACTTTTGTTGGAGACAAAATAGTAGCTATCGCTTCAGCTAAAATCGAATTCATAGAATTTATCGATTAATCTCTTTAAGCAACTCTGCAACTGCTCGCAACAGTTCAGGGTTGTTTCTTGTTTCTAAATTACTGTTTGCATGTTTTAGTAAATTGAGTTTTAATTTACTTTTTTCTTTAGCGATTCTAAATTTTTGTAACATTTGTTGTTCCTCCTTTATTCGAAATCATCGATGGTTAATTCTGAAACTCTCTTTTCATAGATATATAAATAATAATTTTTGATATCTCTGTAAAATTTTGCTGCTAGGTTGTATTCACTTTCACTCAAATCTGAATTAAGCGTCACTCCAAAAATCGATAATGTTAATTTTCTAATATGATAATGAACATCTTGTACATAAGCTTTTTGATGAATTGATTCGAAGCCATGCTGATACTTTTTTAGTGGAATCGGATGATTGAGCTTCCTCAATCTTCCTAGCGACAAATCTTTTGCGAAATTGAGTTTTTTATTGATTTCTTCTAAATCGTCATTATTGATTCTTACTTTACTGAAAATTGCACCTGAACTGATTGGTTTCTCGCCTTTTATAGCATTTCTAACTTCTTTCGCTATAATTTCTTTCAACTCTTCTTTAGTTAACGTGATTTGTTCCATAGTGTTCCTCCTTTAGTTCAATTGTTTTGAACTTTATAATTAAAAAAATATACTTGTATTTCTTCTCTGGGTATAGATAATAATTCACAAGCTTTAGCTATTTCGGAATCTCTCCAACCAATTTTATCATTTAATTTTAAAGATAAACTTCGTTCTGATAAGCCTATCGCGTATGCAAAAGCATATCTATTACCATACTTTTCAATTATACGACCTATTAAAGCTGAATAATCAAAACACATCATGTCACCTCTTTCTGAGTTCAATATTTTTGAACTACATAAACCTTAACACGTTTAAAAAATCAATGCAATACAAAAGTTCAATATTTTTGAATTTTTCTATTGAACTTTTGTTCAACGAAGCTTATACTATAACTATATTAATGAAGGAGGAAAATTCATTGAACTCTACAACTAGCAACAGAATCAAACAAGCTATGAAGTCATCGAATTTAAAACAAATAGATATAGTAAACAAAGCTAAAAGCATGGAAGAAGAAACTGGTATCAAATTATCAAAAACTGATTTAAGTCAATATGTTAATGGTAAAGTGACGCCGGGTCAGAAGAAATTATATGTTTTAGCTAAAATATTGAATGTTAGCGAAGCTTGGTTGTTGGGATACGACGTAGAAAGTAAAAGAATTGATGATAAAGAAAGAGATAAATTTAATCAGCATCAAGAAACTATAGCTGGTCATGCAAATAAAGATGAATTTACTCCTGAAGAATGGGAAGAAATCGAAAACTTTATGCAATGGGTTAGAGATAGAAAGAAATAAGACACCAAAGGGGTTTGGCTCATGGGAAAATACGAAGAATTGCTTATGAAATGTGAAGTTGAAGTGAAAGAAACACAAAGAGTACCTCGAGGATTCGATGGTTGGTATCAAGAAGGAGAAATTTTTATTAGACCTTCCCTATCCGAAAGGAACAAATTAGAAGTATTATACGAGGAACTTGCCCACCACAAGTTGACGTATGGCAACATTTTAGATCAGTCGAAGTTCAACAATCGCAAGTTCGAAAATTACGCAAGGCGACACGGCTTTATCTCAGCAGTCCCGTTACGCGAAATTGTGGAAGCTTACAATTATGGTGTACGTAACTTGTATGAGTTGTCTGAGTATCTGCAATTGAGTGAAGAATACATATTAGAAGCAATAGAACAATATAAAAAGATATATGGTATTGGGACTCACTACGGCGAATACTCAATTACATTTGAGCCATTGAGAGTTTTTAAATATAAAGAAATATAAACAAAGGAGAAATTAAAATGAAAAGATTATTAGGTTTAACATTAGCGAGTGCGTTAGTTTTAGGCGCTTGTGGTAGCCACGACGGCGATAAGAAAGAGGAAAGCAAAAAAACTGAAACAAAGAAAGATAACAAAGATAAAAAGAAAGAAACTAAAGAAAAAGCAGAAGCGAAAAAAGAAAATGCTAATCAAAACGATAACAATAATCAAGTAAACAACGAGAACAACACAAACGTTAACAACGATCAACAAACCAATAGACCTTTAACTAAAGACGAAATATCACAAAGAGTAAAAAATGGTCACAATGTTAACGGCATGGTAGATGCAGATGGTAATACTTGGTACCAAGCACAAGGCGCAGGTGACGTTATAGGTTACACAAAACCTGATGGTACACAATGCACAGTTGGTGGTTGTGTCACACCTCAGCAACAAGAACAAATAAACGAAGCTAATTATAAAGAGATGGAAAAATATGGGTATTCTCGTGAAAAATACGATGCAATTCAAAAAGAAGCTTCTAAACTTCAACAACAAAAAGAAAATGGAGAAATAACAGCAGAAGAATTTACTAATAGGTATATAGAATTATACGACTAAGTATCTTACAATCAATTAATTGTATTGTGATTAATAACGTCTATTTAGTGATTTAATATAAATATAAACAAAGGAGAAATTGACATGAAAAAAGCAATCTTAACTTTAAGTCTTATATTTATTACCTACTACCTCACTTTTAAATATATGTGGATTAAAGAATTGAAGTATTAACAGCTTTTTATAGCCCTTTAATATAAAATTCAAAAACGCCTACTAGTGTAGACGTTGAATGGTGGTGAGAATTTTATGGCGGATAAAAACAAAAAACAAGAAGCTACCCGTAGTAACCCAATAAACAAAAGTTTTGAAAAGCCGGGTGCCAGCGAAAACTTAAAAAGCACTTTATCAGAAAAAGCTAAGAAAAAAGATTAATATTCATTCATTAAATATAAATCCAATTTAATTTGTTGTTTAAGGTCTACAAGTGTATGTTTAATATACAATTCATCGTTTGACGGTAAATCAGATACTTTGAAATCTTGTCGCTCAACCTCTAGTAAATCGAAATCGCTACCAGCTGAATTATAGGTTTTAAGTTCACCCTCTTCAATGATTCTGTTTTCAAAGTCTTTAATAACTATAAATACTGGTTTACCGTTGTTATTAAACAACTTGTCTCTTTTGTCTAATAAGCTTATACAATCCAAATTCAAAAACTTTCTTGTTTCATTAATTAACCAGATAATGAATTTAACAATTAAAGGATTAAATACAAGCACTGTTAAAACAAAAATAATTAGAAACCAAATATTTGCTTTTAGACCTGTAAGCAACTGAAGTAAACTCAAATTTTTTAAATCAACATTATTAAAAATTATAAAAGTATAAAACCATATCAAACATGTTTCAATAGAAAAAATCAATAATACAGGAGTATTGATAATCTTGTTTTTTTCACTAACTAAACCTATCATTGTTAGATATTTATATGGTATGTAACCTAAAACTCCTGTAAGAAGAAGCGCCCCTAGAAATTGAGTCATCTTATCACCTACTTTTTATTTTATTATAACATATTTAGTACCTAGTACTAAATTTTGGGTAGCCCACCTACCCTTATTATTTTTTACAAATTTACAGAACGTACGTTCTCTCAGGAGGTATAAACATGTGGATTGAAAAATTTAAAAACAAAAATAACGAGACTAAATACAGATACTACGAGAAGTATAAAGATCCATACACAGATAAATGGAAGCGCGTAAGTGTTGTGTTGAACAAGAATACAAAACAATCACAAAAAGAAGCAATGTTTCGTTTAGAAGAAAAAATAAAAGAAAAACTAAACAACAAGTCGTCAAGCGAATTAAAAACTTTGACTTTTCACGCGCTATTAGATGAATGGCTTGAATATCATATAAAAACATCAGGTTCAAAGTTGACTACTCTTAATAATATAAAAATAAGAATTAGAAACATTAAACGATACAGCTCTGAGAACTTGCTTTTAAACAAACTAGATACAAAATATATGCAGATATTTATTAATAAATTATCAGATATCTATTCTCAAAATCAAGTAACCCGTCAACTCGGAGATATGAAAGGAGCTATTAAATATGCAGTTAAATTTTACAATTATCCAAATGAATATTTGTTAACTAATGTCAAAATTCCTAAAAGAAGAAAAACAATAGAGGATATCGAAAAAGATGAATCTAAAATGTACAACTATTTAGAAATGAACCAAGTCCTACAGATACGTGATCATATACTAAATGATAATAAGTTACACAAGCGAAATCGCATTTTAATTGCCAGCATCTTAGAAGTACAGGCTTTAACTGGTATGCGCATAGGAGAACTACAAGCACTGCAGGAAAAAGATATAGATTTATTAAACAAAACTATAAATATAACAGGTACAATTCACCGCATTAAATACGAGGAAGGATTCGGATACAAAGACACTACAAAGACTATAAGTTCAAAAAGAAGTATCAGCATCAATTCTAGAACCGTAGAAATTTTTAAAAAGATAATACTGGAAAACAAAATGTTGAAAAGATGGAATTCGAGCTATGTTGACAGAGGGTTCATATTCACAACAAAAAAAGGGAATCCTTTATGTAATAATCAAATCGCCGGTGTGCTTAAGAAAACTACAAAAGCTTTAAATATGAATAAGAAAGTTACCACGCACACATTTAGACATACACACATAACTTTATTAGTAGAAATGAATGTTTCTTTAAAAGCAATTATGAAAAGGGTAGGACATGTAGATGAAAAAACAACCATTCGCATATATACTCATGTAACTGAAAAAATGGATAGAGAACTAACTCAAAAACTCGAAAACATTCCAAGTTAGCTTAAATCTGCCCTTTTTTTGCCCTTATATTTTTTACAAGCTTTATAAAACGCTTGAGAACACTGGCGTTAAAGCTTTTCTTGAATTAAACATATCATCATAATGTGATGGTTCAAATAACATCTGTACAATCAAAGGCTTCATGTTCTTAACAATATCATCTAAATGGTTATCTAAAATTGGTGACACTGCTTTTAAATCATTAAGAAATGGCTCCCATTTGCCTAAAGTATTATCTAATTCTTCTAATTTAGTTTTAATATAATTACAAGTTACATTAGGAATCAGGGACAAAAATTCTTTCTTTTTTACATTTAACATTTCAATTGCATGTCTTAAATTCTTACGTATTTTGGGAATTGTATTAATCAAATATTTTATTACATCAACAATTTTCGATGCATATTCATCATATATACTTTGAACATAGTCTGCTATTTTTTTAATACCATCATCGATATGGTCTTTTAATATTTTCATTTTTCTTCCTAAATAATTAGAAGGTATAACTAGACCCTGTACCATATTTTCGCCGCTACAATTAATTTGGAAATTCCCATCTAAAATTGTTGCATCTTGTTGTTTCATAATACTTCTAATTTCTGCAATTTGCCTACCATAAATATCATTTTGATTTTTTATTCGCTCTATATTCTGTTTCACTACTTTCAAATGTTTCATCATTTCTTCAGATACTCCATCTCTGAAGTCGTGATCTATATTTTTGAAAATTTCTAAAATTTCATTATCTATACTATCATACACTTTTTCTATAAAAGATTTTATACCTTTAAACAACTCATTAATTCTTTCTTTTAATGCATCCAATGCAAAATCAGGTAATAAGTGTTTAACAGCACTAATACTTTCTATTGTTTCATCTGCAACTTCTTCAAGTGAGTTTATTTTACTAATTAAAGTTCTTTCCATTTCTTCTAATTGAAATAAGTTAATCTTATCCTTAAATCCTTCTGATAATTGTTGCTTTCTATCTGCAAAATTTTTATTTTCATTTTCTGAGATGTTAAAACTTTCATTTAAAAAGATTACGCATTCTGCTAACATACCACTAGTTTCACCAGTAATCAGTTTACTCAACGCATCAAGATTTTCTAAATTAAGTTTAATTAAAGTTCCTCTTCCAGAACGTGCAATCGAATCCCCTGTCCAAACATTTATCGGAATTCGCCCATCCATATCTAATGTTATGTTAATAGTCTTTTTTACTTTTTTTCCATTTTTAATTTCTGTATCTTTTACCGACTTAATTTTGATTAGTGGTACAGTATCGTATGTGTTGTCTTTTCTATTTAACTTCCTTTTATAACCTACATGGCTGTCTATTAAAGCATCTAACCTGGGCACACCATCACTAATGTTAACGCGTTTTCCTGGCATATCTTTGATGAATGGATCTTGTAACCATGTTAATAAATCGTTGGTACTATTAAAACTAATCATATTATCAAAGCGTGGTCTAGCAAATTTCTGCCAAGCAGCATAAGGTACCATTGCTGGGTCAGTAGCAACAACTTTTTCATTTGGATGTTTCGCTCCTTGATATTTTGCTCCTGCACCGCCTTCCGAATTACCGCCATCCGCCACAATGGTTTTGTTTTTGTAATTATTTGGACTAACACCATATTTTTGTGTAAAGTTATACTTACTTAATTTATTAGCGTCATTTAGTTTGTCTCTATATAAATCTGCAAATTCGTCTGATTGCTTAAGATAATCCGTTGACTTATTACTATTATCCATTAATTTCGCATTTTGTAACCAATCATCTCCGATATCTAAAGATTTTAATGGATTATTAGGGTTTATTGCCTCATTAGATGTTCCTTGATAAATCATGGTTTGTTCACCAGTTGGTTTTCCTTTTTCATCCAACAATTCATAAATTTTTAAATCTGAGGCACCTTTTTTATTTTTATTTCCATTATCATTATATTCATCAACCTGCTTAAATCTTTTTCCGTTAACTGTAAAATCATTATCTTTATTGATGTCTTGATAAACCCAGTAACTACTCAATTCTGTTAAGTCTCTATCATTAATTTTATTCATCTTCAAATGCTCCAAACGACACTACTTTCTTATCATCAAAACGAGCTTTTTTTGTGCCAATAAGTTTATTTCCTAATTGAGTAGTTATAGTATTCTTGATTGGCATATCTTTTGTTCTTTCAATTTTCTCGGATAAATCTATTACATTATTTATCTTTTCTTTTCTATTTTTTTTATCATTCGTACTAAACAACGTTGCTACTGTATTACTATTAGCAGTATAATCTAACTCTTTTCTAGCTCGTTGCATACCCTCTTTAAATTCTTTATCATTTTTATGAATCAACGGTTCGTAATATTTACGATATTCTTTTAAGTTTCTTGATAAATATGTGATATAAAAGTATTCATTTTGATATCCAACGTTTTGTGTCTTGTTAATTGCCTCTTTTGTAAAGCCTGTATATTGATATTTCTTTTCATTTTCTTTGAAGAATTTATATAAGTTATCATACTTTTCTTTTTGCGCTCGATATTCAAAGCCACTCAGCACTGTACCCACCATCATACTCATATCATCACCGTTGTCATTACTACGCAT